CATCAGGCGTGGCTGGGTTAATGGAAGAAGATGTTAATAAATTTATTCCTCCTAATCTACGGTTTGCGAAAAACTTAACGGGGAACATGATCCTTGACTTTGGAAACGAAATGGCACGTTACATGACACCTGGACTAGGTGAATATCTTTCCCACGAAGATTATAGATTATATTCATCTGAACTAGCACAAGCTTTTCAAAATAAACAATTTCTAGCAGCAGCAGGACTTACTATACCAACAGCGCTCGCTATGGCAGGAACATTGCCAAACTGGACATTGGTAGGTATTCCTATTAGCATGGCAGAAGCTGCTGTTAAAAAAACAATGAAGCCTAAACCAAAACAAATAGAAAAGCCAAAAGACATTCGTTTTAAAATTCGTGATAAGGACGGCAAGACTGTATACCAAACAAAAAATAAACAAGAAGCAGAAGATAAAGCACAAAAATTATCTAGTGAAACAGGAGAAGATTACATAGTTGATGAAATTGAATTTATGCCAAAAGAAAAAGTAGAAGTCATAGAATCAAAACCATATGATATTGTTAATGATGCAGGTCAAGTCGTAGCAACAAAAAGAAATAAAAACCAAGCAGAAAAATATCTTAGACGTCATCCTAATGAAAATTTAAAAATGATAGAACGTAATGTTCCTGATGTACCACGACTAGATACAACTCGTATTATTGATGTTGGGGATAACAGACAATTTTATTCTAAATCACAACAAGCTTTTGACAATGGATTTGATTTATCAACAGGTGATGCAGCATTAACAGCAAAAGAATGGCATAATTTTTTTAGACAAAACGGTGTAAGAGAACAAGAACTTGTTGATTCATACATACGAACATTATTAGATAGAAAAGGAGGCTTTAATAAAGAGACACAAACATTTACTTCTAATACAAAAATTAAAGCATCAGAAATAAAAGATTTAATTGATAATGCTCCTGCAATGAAAGTTCAATCAGTTCAATTTAGTGATGCATCAGGTAATTTAAAATATGGTGACACAGGACGATTAAGTGGAGCAGAAGCAGGTTCTAAAAGAGAAAATATTATATGGATTGATTCAGCAGATATACGAGGTGATCCTGGGCAGTTATCAAGTGTGGCACAACGAGAAGGAACACAACATAAAAATTTTTATGATGTTAAATCAGACACAGTAAAATTTGATGCAGGTAAAGCAAAGCTTGAAGGAGAGCCGTATGTTATTGGTTGGTCACTAGTAGATACACGAAAAGGGAAAGATGCATTTGGTAAACCAATTACAGTTGATTTAGCAAGTGAGATACAATCTGACTTATTACAAAAAGCTGCAACTAAAAAAGCAAAATTAAAACAAAAAATATCACAACTTGGAACAGCAAATCCTACGGAAAGAACACGACTATTACAAGAGATAGAATATATTTTTAGACCGATGGGAAAAACAGCAACAGAAATACAAGAACTTATTGAACGTTTAACGCTTAATCAACAAAAATTTACATCCGCATCAAAATTAGACTTAAATGATGTTAATCCAGCTTTATTAAAAGAACTTGATCAAGCAAGAATCGATAGAGATTTAATACTAAATGATATGTTTAATATTGTTGATAATGTTAGTATTAATGATTTATATCCTAATATACCGTTAAAAAATTCAAAAGATTGGGTAGATACAATTGTTAAAAATGATGTCTATTTAGCAGCAAAGAATAGATTTACTATATTAGACGACGGTACAATTAAAATTAATGAAAATGCCCCTTCTCATTATGCTACAAATAGTTCTCAAGTCGTTAAACAACACTGGTCTAGCACAGGAGATGAAGCTGGACAAATGTACGATATTATCTATAATAACGCCGCTGACTCTCTTAAACGAATAGCTAAAACTACAGGATCAGATGTTCAATTAGGAAAAGTCAAGCAAGGTGGAAATTTTGTAGAAGTACCAATGATTGAATTAGTACCAGAAATGCTGTATAGTCAAGTACAATATTTTAAAGATGGTGGTTTAGTGCAAAAACAGTATAGTCCCCTTGTACCATTATTTAAACCTTTAGGAGTATCACATGGCTACTAGAAAGATGACGGATTATCCAAATATAGATAAAAAGCTATATCCTAATCCACAAGATGCTTTGCGTGTGGAAGATGCAAAAGCAACAACAATTGATGTAATGCCAGACACAACAGGCTTACCAGATAACATTGAAATTATTAATGACGAAGAAGGCGGGGCAACAATTGATTTTGACCCACAACGAGCAGGAATAGAAGATCAAGGACATGATAGTAATTTAGCAGAAGCTTTAGATGATGAAACATTAGATCAAATATCACGTGATCTTCGAAAAGATTATGAGAATGATAAGAGCTCTCGTGATGATTGGGAAAAAGCATATACCGATGGTTTAGATCTACTTGGATTTAAATACGAGCAACGTGATAAACCATTTGCAGGAGCGAGTGGGGTTACACATCCACTATTAGCAGAATCTGTTACACAGTTTCAAGCACAAGCATATAAAGAATTATTACCAGCAGGAGGACCTGTTAATGTACAAGTTATAGGAGAAGTTAATCCTGAAGTTGACGCACAAGCAAAACGTGTTAAAGAATTTATGAATTATCAAGTAACAAATGTTATGCAAGAATTTGATCCAGAGCTTGATCAGATGTTATTTCATTTGCCTCTTGCGGGTTCAGCATTTAAAAAAGTTTATTATGATGCAAATCTAGAAAGAGCTGTTTCTAAATTTGTAGCTGCAGAAGATCTTGTCGTACCATATCTAATATCTGATTTAGACACATGCATGCGTGTAACACATGTGGTAAAGATGAAATCAAACGAGTTGCGTAAGCGACAAGTAGCAGGACTATACAGAGACATAGAATTACAACCAACAAAAGCTAACTCATCAGACACACAAACAAAAGAAAATGAAATTGCTGGATCGACAGATACATACTCCGAAGAAGAATTTAATATTTTGGAAATGCATGTTGATTTGGATATACCAGGATTTGAAGATAAGAACGAAAAAGGTGAACCAACAGGTGTTATGGTTCCGTACATTGTTACTATCGATGAAGATTCAGGAAAAATTTTATCTATTTTCCGTAACTGGAAAGCAGAAGATGGGCTTCGCCTCAAAAGGCAATATTTTGTACACTACAAGTTTTTGCCTGGGCTTGGTTTTTATGGTTTTGGTCTTATCCACATGCTCGGGGGTTTATCAAGAACAGCAACGGCAGCCCTCCGTCAACTTATCGACGCTGGTACGTTGTCCAATCTCCCTGCTGGTTTTAAAGCAAGAGGGTTGCGAGTTAAAGATGACGATCAATCCCTCAACCCAGGAGAATGGCGAGATGTAGATGCACCGGGTGGAAACTTGCGTGAATCTCTAATGCCTTTACCATACAAAGAACCAAGTCAAACATTATTTGCCTTATTAGGCTTTGTTGTTGATGCAGGAAGACGTTTTGCTGCAGTAGCCGACATGCCAATGGGCGAAGGTGGAGGTAGTCAACAACAACCTGTTGGTACAACAATGGCAATTATGGAACGTGGCATGAAAGTAATGAGTGCTATCCATAAAAGATTACATTACGCACAAAAAACAGAATTTAAATTATTAGCAAAAGTATTATCTGAATACATGCCACCAATGTATCCATACATGGTTGCAGGTGGCGATCAAATGGTAAAACAAACAGATTTTGATGATCGTGTTGATGTTATTCCTGTATCTGATCCAAATATATTTTCAATGGCACAACGTGTTACATTGGCTCAGACACAATTACAACTCGCACAATCAAATCCACAAATGCATGATTTACATGAGGCATATCGCCGAATGTATGAAGCTTTGGGCGTCCAAAGTATTGAGAAGGTTCTTCCACCACCAGCTCAACCCCAGCCTCAAGATCCCGCAATCGAAAACGCTGGAATATTGGACGCTCAAAAACCATTAGCATTTCCTGAACAAGATCACTCTGCACATATTCGTGCGCACAGAGCATTTATGTCTTCTGCTTTAGTAAGACAAAATCCTGCCGCAATGACAGTTTTACAATCACATATTACAGAACATGTTGGATTTATGGCACGAGCCCTTGTTAACGAAGAGATGCAACCTAAAATGCAAGAACTAATGATGCAATCAGGAGGACAAATACCTCCAGAACAGCAACAACAAATCGAATTACAAATTGAAAGTCTTGTTGCAATGAAAATTGCAGAAATTATTGAGCAAATGGTTGGTGAAGAACAAGAAATGTTTGATAATATGGGCGATGATCCACTTGTAGACCTAAAACAACAAGAAATTAACCTTAAAAAAGATGATTTAGAGCTAAAAGCACAAGTATCAGGCGAGAAACAAGCCATGGAAGAGAAGAAATTAGCTCAAAAAGACAGAATAGAGAAAGAGAAAATAGAATCTACTGAAGATATAGCGCAATTAAAGGCTAATGTAGCTTTAGATAAGGCAGGAAAAGACCGTAAATCAAAAGAAAAGGTAGCAAATGTCCGAAACAACAATAGAAAACGACAAAGTTCTTCTTGAAACAGTAGCTAATGCTAAAGTAATGGCATTAGAACTTATAAAAAAAGAAGGAGATCAATATCAAGTAGCTGCAGCTCTTATTTCTGTTGCAAGAGACTTATATGTCGAAAGTTTAGGGCCTGAAAGTGCTAGAAAATTGTTTGAAAGTGTAGTAGAACATTTCTTTACAAATGAAACTAGGGTATTACACTAGTGGTAATTAGTAGATCGCAATTAAATAAACATTTACAAGGAGAACGTAAAATGCCAAAAGGACCAGGAACTTACGGAAGTAAGGTAGGGAGACCAAAAAAGAAAAAACCTAAAAAAATGATGGGTGGAGGTATGATGTATAAAAAGGGAGGAAAAGTTATGTCCGTTCCTGGAAATAAATCTACAGTCACACAAGGTATGAAAGGTCGATCTAAAAAAGTAACTTATTCATAGGAGGTAACATGAATTTATTAAAAGATCTATGGGCACACATCAAAGAATGGAGTGACTGGAAGATGAAAGATTGGATTAAAGCGGCAATAGTCGCTATTGTAGTTTTGTTCATCATTTCTAAAATGATGGGCGGAGCAGCTTAACCAATGTTAAACTTGTTAATCAAACCCTTGCTCGGCGTTGCTGGGCAAGCGGTTTCTGGCTTCGTAGAAACAAAAAAAGCGAAAGCTCAATTGAAACTTACAGAAGTTCAAGCAGCAACTAAACTTAAACAAGATCAGATCGCCGGAAAAGTAGCCTGGGAAGCATCGGCCGTTGATCAAATGAAAGGCAGCTGGAAAGATGAGCTAATTTTAATTTGCCTTTTAGGTCCTGCCGTTTTAGTATTTTTTCCTGGAATGACAGCACACATAGAAGCTGGGTTTGTTGCACTTCAGCAACTGCCGGATTATTATAAACACCTTTTATATATTGCGTGCTCAGCAAGCTTCGGCATCAAGGGCGCTAAAGGTGCAATGGGACTAATCAAAAAGAAATAGGACATTATGATACTTGTCGATTTTCTCGACGAATTGAGAAAGATACTAGATACCAAACGAAAACAGATTTCAGATATAATGTTGACGGGTGGAGCAGAAAACTATACAAATTATCAGAATTTAGTGGGACAAGTTAAGTCTCTCGATTACATAGAACAGGAAGTAAAAGACCTGCTAGAAAAAAGGAAAGTTATAGAAGATGAATAAAACAGATACAGTAATACCCGACAGAGTATTCAAGTTTAACGAGTCTGTTAAAAAAAATAATGGAACAATAGAAGAAAAACAAGTTATTGATCCTAAACAAATTACACCAAAATTAAAAAGCATGCTTCCTCAACCTACAGGTTGGAGATTAATGGTATTACCATATCGTGGAACAGGTAAAACTAAAGGTGGTGTGTATTTAGCAGATGAAACAGTTCAAGTTTATAACGCAGCAACAGTATGTGGTTATGTTGTAAGCACTGGACCAGATGCATATAAAGATACTTCTAAATTTCCAGATGGACCCTGGTGCAAGGAAAAGGATTGGGTAATATTTGGACGTTATGCTGGAGCTCGACTACAGATAGAAGGAGGAGAAATTAGACTTTTAAATGACGATGAAATACTCGCAACAATCAGTAATCCTGAGGATATACTGCACATTTATTAATTAACATGGAGGCACCATGCCAGAAGAACTAAAAAAAGAAACACCAATGGTCGATATTGATACATCTGGTGATGATGTTGATGTTGTTCTTAAAGATGAAGATAAGAAAATAGAGACAGAAAATTTAGAGACTACTTCTGCTACTGTTACTGCACCTGAGGTGGAAGTAACAAATGAAGGAGAGCTCGAAGATTACAGTGATAAAGTTAAAAAAAGAATTGATAAATTAACTGGAAAACTTAGAGAATCAGAAAGAAGAGAAAAAGCTGCTATTGATTACGCTCAAAAAGTAGCAAATGAAAATAAAACTGTTAAAACTAAGTTGAATTCACTTGATTCTTCTTACTTAGAACAGTATAAAGCTAGAACAGAAGCTGAAACTGTACAAGCAAAAAAAACTTTGCAACAAGCAATTGAAGCAGGGGATGTTGATGCACAGGTAGAAGCTCAAGCAGCTCTTTCTAGGCTCGCAATAGACCAACAACGTCATGCAGAGACTACACAAGAAAGAGAGTTGGAAAAGAAAAATCCTAAACAGGAGACTCCTGTTCCAGCGCCTGCTAAACAACCAGACCCTAAAGCCGAAGCATGGGCTGAAAAAAATCCATGGTTTGGGGTTGACGAACCGATGACATATGCTAGTTTTGGCTTACATCGTCGATTAGTTAGCGAAGGCTATAACCCGAACTCAGATGATTATTACACTGAGATCGACAAAAGAATAAGAAACGAGTTTCCTCACAAGTTTAAGGACGAGGGAGGATCGGTAAACGGAAGCACTAAACCCGTCCAAACAGTTGCTTCTGCGAGCAGAGGCTCAGCCGCAAAGTCAGGACGCAAAACAGTTAGATTAACGCCAAGCCAAGTCCATATCGCCAAAAGACTTGGAGTACCCTTGGAAGAATATGCAAAATACGTGAAGGAGGATGCATGAATAAAATAAAGAAGACCTCACGCACTACCGAGACTAGAGAAAAAAAAGCTAGACCTCAACCATGGCGCCCGCCATCAGCATTAGATGCACCTGAACCGCCTCCAGGTTACAAACATAGGTGGCTTCGAGTGGAATCATTAGGATTTGACGACAAGAAAAACATAAGTTCTCGTTTACGAGAAGGTTTTGAATTAGTCCGATCAGATGAATATCCAGATTTTGAAGCTCCTACGATTGAAAATGGAAAGCATGCCGGTGTTATTGGAGTTGGTGGATTAGTGTTGGCTCGAATACCAACAGAAATTGTTGATCAGCGAAATCAATATTTTGCTGAAAAAACAGACTCTCAAATGAAAGCTGTTGACAACAATCTGTTCAAAGAACAACACCCTAGTATGCCTATTCATTCGAATAGGGATACAAAAGTAACGTTTGGCGGCGGCAAGAAATAAGTTTTTGTTGTTTGTCAAATGAATCAAACCAACTTGGTTTGGCATTAATCTATTGGAGGATTAAACATGGCAAATAAAGACGCTGCGTTTGGTTTTAGACCAGTAAGACATCTTACTGGAGGAGAGATCAAAAGATCACAATATAAAATTGCTGCTAACTACAATACTGCTATTTACAAAGGACAAGCTGTTAAAGCTGTTACTGCGGGTGGTATCGAAGCTGCAGCAGCTGGGAACGTAGTTCTTGGCATTTTTTATGGTTGTTTCTATACTGATCCAACTACTAATAAACCAACATGGAGTAATTACTATCCAGCAAGCACAAATGCTTCTGATATTAAAGCGTATGTTTATGATGATCCTAGAATCGTATTTGAAGTCCAACATGATGGCACTGGAACTGCAGCACTAAATTTTGCGGGATTAGACTTAGTAGGAACGGGCGGAAGCACGTTAACTGGTCAATCTACTCAAGAGATAGACTCAGATTCTAATGGCACAGATGGACAATTTAAACAAGTAGGAATTTCTACGGATCCCGATAATAGCGATACCGGATCAGCAAATTGTAACGTTTATGTTGTACCTAATACAGGTGAACATAGCTGGTTACTAACAACTGCACTAGCATAGGAGGATTAAATGGCAATTTCTAGATCACAACTAGTAAAAGAGCTTGAGCCTGGGCTAAACGCATTGTTTGGTATGGAGCACGCTCGTTACGATAATGAATGGAAAGAGATTTTCGCAACCGAAAATTCAGACAGAGCTTTTGAAGAAGAAGTAGAGCTTTCAGGTTTTGGTAATGCTAAAGTAAAAGACGAAGGAGAATCAGTCGAATTTGACGATGCTCAAGAAGCTTTCACTTCACGTTACACTCACGAAACCATCGCTCTTGCTTTCTCAATTACTGAAGAAGCTGTAGAGGATAACCTTTACGATAGTTTGAGTTCTCGTTACACAAAAGCTCTTGCTCGTTCAATGGCTAACGCTAAAGAAGTAAAAGGAGCAAATGTTCTTAACAGAGCATTTAACTCTTCTTACACTGGTGGCGATGGTCTTGAGCTATGTTCTACTGCCCACTTAACTGTAGGTGGTGGCACATACAAGAACGAACTTTCAACTGCTGCAGACCTTAATGAAACATCTTTAGAGCAAGCAATGATTGATATTGCAGGTTTTATTGATAATAGAGGTCTAAAGGTCGCTGTTAAGGCACGTAAAATGATCATTCCGGTCAATTTACAGTTCATAGCTGAAAGACTATTAAAGACTGACCTTAGAGTAGGCACAGCGGACAATGACATCAATGCTTCAAAAAGCATGAACGTTGTTCCTGAAGGCTACACTATAAATCATTATCTATCAGATACTGATGCTTTCTTTATAATCACAGATGCGCCGAATGGCTTGAAGTATTTTAACCGTGCACCGGTTAAAACTAGCATGGAAGGTGATTTCAATACTGGAAACGTTAAATATAAAGCTAGAGAAAGATACAGCTTCGGCTGGTCTGACCCTAGAGGTATTTTTGGCTCTCCAGGAGCTTAGATAAACTATTAAGTGGGCGAAATTAGTTCGCCCACTTTACAACCTAGAATTAATTAGTTATACAGACTGACTAGGCAGACGGTATAAAGACGGTATAACAAATGGTTTATACGACCAAGGAGAAAAAATGGCTAATACAAGCTTTAGTGGTCCGGTAAGATCTAAAGGTAACTTTAAATTATTTACTGAGACTGCATCTACAGGATTAGACAGCGATAGAACTTTAGGTACAACAGCTAAAGACGCTAGAAGATTCTATTTAGACGAATGGTTTTTACAAAGACCGGGTCTAAATGCAAATATTGACCAAGTATCAACAGTTGAAGTTCAAAGAGCTTTGAATAGAAACTGGGAAGCACTTGGAACTAACGTAACTACTGCACTAGTTACATTTGCTACAACTTCCGCAGGAATTTTAGCAACAACTGCTGGTGCAGATCAAGACCAAGCAATTATTACACCTCACTTAGATACTGCCGCAACAGCGTGGGCAGGATGCTTATGGGGAACAGAAAACGAAGTACATTGGGAAACATCAATTATGCTACCAGCAATTGATAACCAAAATGTTTGGGCTGGACTAAAATTAACAAACGCACCAGAACTTGCAACTGATGATGATCAAGCATACTTTAATTTCTTGACAGATGCAGACAACTCTGGTCAATCATTTAGTGATTTTACAAAGCTACACTTTATTTATAGTGTTGGTGGAACTGACTACATTAGTCAATTACCAATAACTGTAGCAGCAAACACACCTTATCATTTAAAACTGGAAATAGACAGCGATAGAAAAGTTACTATTTTTGTAAATGGTATACAGTATAATGTTACACAAACTTCTGGTTCTACTGGAGGAACAGCGGTAACATCTGTACAACCGGGAACAGCGGCTACTAAATCTTTAGCATTAACTGATGATGTTGACCTTATTCCTTACAACGGAATTGAAGCAAACGCAGGTGCGGCTGAAGCATTAAACACTCATTACATTTGCATGAGCAGAAACGTATACGAGTAAAATAAATAAATAAGTGGGGCTTCGGCCCCACAGTTCTTAATTAAGGAGGGAACATGGCAGATACAGTTACAGGACCGACTATCCTACAACAAAATGACAATCGCGTCGTAATCAAAATAGTCAATCAATCAGACGGAACAGGAGCAACAACAGTTTTTGGCGATGTGTCAGCAATGGATGCTAGAGCAGACGGAACCGCTGTAGCACACTTAGCTTTACTTAGAGTTTGGTATTCTTGTCAAGGTGGTGATGGAGGAGACTCTTACGCACGTTTAGATGAAGAAGATTCAGATGGTGATATCCCTATAATTGGATTAACAGGAGCAGGCTACTGGGACTTTAGAGAATTTGGTGGTATACCAGCAGATAAATCTAGTAATAGTAATGAAAGTGATGTTAACTTTGTTGTACCGGGTGCCGCGGACTCTGGTAATATGTACACAGTTATTGCAGAATTCCAAAAAATCTATTAATAATGATTAGGAGGTCTTCGATGCCAAAACAATTAACAGGTCGTCAAAAAAAGACGATGAAAAAACACTCAAAACATCATACAAAAAAGCATATGGCTACTATGAAAAAAGCTATGAAAAAAGGTAAAACTTTTACACAAGCACACAAAAAGGCAATGAGAAAAGTAGGTAAGTAATGGCAACGTCAAGTACCAATACTTTCAAC